TAACAATCATATATGTAAAAAGTAGGTTGGCACCGAAAACGGTCGGACCGACCTGGGTACATATATAAAGAAACCGTAGGGTCAGCAAAGCACACTCATCTATGGGACCGTGCAATCCAACTAATATTTTCCTGCTCTGCAAGGACTACGAGGTGGACTTTGAGGATTTAAGGCTGACATGTGTATTTTGCAAAAATGAATTAACAACAGAAGAATTGCTGGCGTTTGCACTAAAGGAGCTAAGCATTGTGTGGAGACATAACTGGCCATTTGGAGTATGCGCACCATGCTTGGCACGTGAAGTAAAAGTGAGGGAGCTGCGACATTGGGACCATTCCTGTTACGGACCCACTGTGGAACAGACAACAGGACGGTCATTAGCTGAACTATATATACGGTGCCATGCATGCAGCAAACCGTTAAGTATACAGGAAAAGGAGCATCAGGTACAGGCATACATCCACTTCCACTATATAGCTGGACAGTGGACGGGAAGGTGTTGCCAGTGTAGAGGGCCATGCACGGCCAGGTGGCAACCATAAAGGACATAGTCCTTGAAGAGCGTCCTGAGGTGGTTGACCTACATTGCAATGAGCAGTTATTAGACAGCTCAGAGTCAGAGGAGGAGGATAGTGTGCGTGAGCAACTTGTTGAACAAGCACAGCAGGCCTACAGGGTGGTTACTACCTGTGGCATTTGTAAGTGTCCAGTTAGGCTGGTGGTGCAGTGCGGAGACGCAGACCTGAAGGTGCTACATGAACTACTGCTGGGCGACTTGTCCATAGTGTGTCCTGGCTGCGCATAAGGGACATGGCTGACAGTGAAGGTACAGAAAGCGGGGATGGGACCGAGGCCGCGGAACGCGCAGGGGGGTGGTTTCTGGTAGAAGCCGTGGTAGACCGCACCACAGGATACCAGGTGTCCAGTGATGAGGAGGACAATAGCATTGACACAGGGGAAGACCTAGTAGACTTCATAGATACAAGGCGCCCCGGGGATGGGCAGGAAGTGCCGCTTGCGTTGTTCGTTCAACAAAATGCACAGGATGACGCTGCAACGGTGCAGGCACTAAAACGAAAGTATACATGTAGCCCTGCAAGCAGCACCTGTGTGTCCTTGGTGGACAGTGAATTAAGTCCCCGGCTGGACGCCATACGGATACACCGGGGACAGGACAGGGCTAGGAGAAGGCTGTTTGAGCAAGATAGTGGCTATGGCCATACGCAAGTGGAAATTGGAGCATCAGAAAGTCAGGTACCGGGGGATGCGCAACATGAGGGGGGGGGGGAATCCGTGCAGGAAGCAGAGGAGGAGCGTGGGGGGGGGGACGGAGAGGCCGAGGCCACAGGTAACCAGGAAACGCAAGCGCAGGAGCAGGCGGCAGACATATTAGAGGTGTTTAAGGTTAGTAATTTAAAAGCAAAATTACTGTACAAATTCAAGGACCTATTTGGACTAGCATTTGGGGAGCTGGTAAGAAATTTTAAAAGTGATAAGTCAATATGTGGGGACTGGGTAATATGTGCGTTTGGTGTATACCATGCTGTGGCAGAGGCTGTAAAAACCTTAATACAACCTATATGTGTGTATGCACACATACAAATACAGACATGCCAGTGGGGAATGGTAATATTAATGCTTGTGCGATACAAATGTGGGAAGAGCAGGGAAACAGTAGCACACAGCATGGGAAAACTGTTAAACATACCGGAAAGACAGATGCTAATTGAACCACCAAAGATTAGAAGCGCACCGTGCGCACTATATTGGTATAGAACAGCCATGGGAAACGCCAGCGAGGTGTATGGCGAAACACCTGAATGGATAGTAAGACAAACAGTGGTAGGACATGCAATGCAAGAAGCACAGTTTAGTTTGTCCATGTTAGTGCAATGGGCATATGACAATGACATAACAGATGAAAGTGTGCTGGCCTATGAATATGCATTGCTGGGAAATGAGGACCCAAATGCGGCGGCCTTCTTGGCCAGTAACTGCCAAGCAAAGTATATTAAAGATGCAATTACAATGTGTAAGCATTATAGACGTGCAGAGCAGGCAAAAATGACAATGGCACAGTGGATTACACATAGAGGCCGCAAGGTGGCAGACACAGGGGATTGGAAGGCTATTGTAAAGTATTTAAGATATCAACAGGTAGAATTTGTACCATTTATTAGTGCCCTTAAATTGTTTCTAAAGGGGGTACCAAAAAAAAGCTGCATGGTATTTTACGGACCAAGCGACACAGGGAAGTCGCTATTTTGCATGAGCCTACTAAATTTTCTGGGAGGAGCTGTGATTTCATATGTAAATTCAAGCAGCCATTTTTGGTTATCACCTTTAGCAGATACTAAAGTGGGACTACTGGACGATGCCACCTATCAGTGCTGGCAATACATAGATACATATTTACGGACAGTATTAGATGGCAATGCCATAAGCATAGATAGGAAACACAGAAATTTAACACAGCTGAAGTGTCCTCCATTAATGATAACAACAAATATAAATCCACTAGAGGATCCTACGTTTAAATACCTGCACAGTAGAATAGTGGTGTTTCAGTTTTTACATAAGTGTCCACTAAACAGTAATGGGGACCCAGTATATACCCTGAATAATGAAAATTGGAAATCATTTTTCCGAAGGTCCTGGGCACGCATAGAGGGATCTGATCAACAGGAGGAGGAGGAGGAGGAGGATGAGGATGGAGTCACTAGCCGACCGTTTAGATGCGTGCCAGGAGAAATTACTAGACCTCTATGAAAAAGATAGCAACAAGCTTGAGGACCAAATATTGCATTGGCACTATGTGCGTTTGGAAAATGCAATGTTATTTAAGGCACGACAAGCAGGACTAACGCGTGTGGGCCACCAGATGGTGCCAACACTTAGTGTTACAAAAGGCAAAGCACATAAAGCAATTGAAGTACATCTGTCATTGCAAGGGTTACAAACAAGTGCATATGCGCATGAACCCTGGACATTGCAAACCACCTCTTTGGAAATGTGGAATACGCAGCCACAACGATGCTGGAAGAAAAAAGGACGCAGACTAACAGTTAAATTTGATGGCGAGGACCACAAAGCAGTGGAATACGTTAGTTGGGGGTATATTTATGTACAAAGCACAGAAACTGATCTGTGGTATAAGGTTCCTGGAAAAGTGTCATATAAGGGCCTATATTATGAAATGGAGGGACAGGAACACTATTATGTGACATTTGCACAGGAGGCCCAAAAATATGGGGAAACAGGCAAATGGGAGGTACATATGGGAAACACAGTGATTTATGAACCCTGCGCCTCTGTATCTAGTACCCAGGACGCCGTGCGAGAAGTATCCACTGCTGAAACTGCTGGACACCTGCGGGACAACACCACACAGACCACCACCACCCCCACGTGCGTGGGCCCCACCCAGACATCCACCTCGGTGCAGACGCCGCCTCATAAGCGACAGCGACTCCACAGAGACAGAGAGCAGCAGCCCGACACAACACAAAAAGACAACCACAAGCGGGTGGACAGTACTGACCAGTGGATCAACGGTCACCGTAACAGCACAGAAACAGGGGACAACTGTGACAGTTACAGTTCACCTGTAATACACCTAAAAGGTGATCCAAATAAATTAAAGTGTTTTCGGTATAGGTTACAACATTCAGTACCTGAGCTGTTTGACAAAGCATCATCCACATGGCATTGGGCCGGTGGACAAAGTACAACCAGAGCAGCATTTGTAACATTGTGGTATGTTAATGTGGAACAACGAAAACAATTTTTAAATCGTGTAACCATTCCAAAGGGTATACAAGCCACTGCAGGCTATATGTCAATGTGTATATAAGTGTGTGTATACAAAAACATAAATACTGTGTTGCAAGTATTGAGCCAGCTACAGCTATTTACATACCACACCTGCATTATTGTGTAAACCATAAACAATCCTGGACGAGCTTGTGTGTTTGATAGATGGATGGTGTACGATACTCCTGCTGCTTATACTTTTCTGGCTTTCCTATCTTTCCTCACTAAGCGCATTTTTGGTGTTTTTCTGTGCCATATATGTAGGATTGTTGTGCATATACATGCAAGTGTTGTGGTATATGGAATAACTGTGGCGCCACCAGCCATACACTGCTGCTCATATGTAAATAGTGTTCCTTGTGTCTGTTGTTCGTTTGCAATATGTATCCCCTTGTAGTTAGTTCCCCTCAGGGGTTTGCATTACTGGTTGTGGATCAGCAAAACTGCGGATTGTTATTTTTGTTTTTGCTATTACTGCTTATTGCAATACTGTTGTACAGGCTTTTACATTAGGTGGTGTACCTTGTGTGTTTTCCCTCCCCACAGTTTTTTACTTTGTTATATTTTTATATGTTTATGGCCTAATAAACATTATGGCTCTTAAACGTCGCAAGCGTGCATCTGCAACTGACCTCTATCGTACATGTAAACAATCAGGCACATGTCCCCCTGATGTTGTTCCAAAGGTGGAAGGGGATACCCTTGCTGACCGCATTTTAAAGTGGGCTAGTTTGGGGGTTTTCTTTGGGGGATTGGGTATAGGCACCGGCTCTGGTACTGGGGGTCGTACTGGGTATGTGCCTATTGGCACCCGGCCTCCTACTGTAGTGGATATTGGCCCTGTGTCCCGCCCCCCTGTAGTTATTGATCCAGTGGGTGCTGCCGATCCCTCTATAGTTACCCTTGTAGAGGAATCCAGCGTCATTGAGGCTGGGGCTACAGTCCCTACATTTTCCGGGTCCGGGGGCTTCAATGTCACGTCGTCTTCTACTACCACCCCGGCTGTGTTGGACATTACTCCATCGGGTGGGTCTGTGCAGGTTAGCAGCACCAGTTTTATTAATCCTTTATTCACTGAGCCTTCTATTATTGAACCTCCTCAGGCAGGGGACCTTGCCGGCCATGTCATTTCCAGTACCCCTACCGCTGGGTCCCACAGTTTTGAGGAAATCCCAATGCACACCTTTGCTACCTCTGAGGGTCCTGGAAGTAGTACCCCGCTGCCTGGCATCCGTCGCCTTGCACGGCCCCGCCTGAATTTATACAGTAAGGCTAACCAACAAATTAAGGTTGCTAACCCTACATTTATGTCTGATCCAGCCTCCTTAATTACATATGACAATCCTATATTTGATCCTGAGGAAACTATTATATTTGAACATCCTAGTATATATACACCTCCTGACCCGGACTTTTTAGATATTGTGTCCTTACACAGGCCCGCGCTCACATCCCGCCAGGGAACTGTACGGTTTAGTCGCCTTGGTCAACGTGCCACCTTGCGTACCCGTAGTGGTAGGCGCATTGGCGCTCGGGTACACTTTTACCATGACATTAGTCCCATTCCATCGGATGCTGTGGAGTTACAGCCTTTGGTGCCGTCCTCGTCCCCTAGTATAACATATGATATATATGCTGACCCTGAGGTGTTGGATCTTCCTGCACAACATACACAACCCACACTTACAGTACAGGGCCCTTCCCTCTCTGCTGCATCTGCATCTACCAAGGTACACAATGTCACTGTTCCACTGGCCACAGGGCTTGATACGCCTGTGACATCTGGCCCTGATGTTGATTTTGCACATGCTCCTGCGCCTGTACCAGCTGTACCATATGTACCTGCCACCCATCCACATTCTATATATATTCAGGGCTCTGATTTTTATTTGTTGCCTGCTTATGTGTTTTTTCCTAAACGTCGTAAACGTGTACCCTATTCTTTTTCAGATGGCTTTGTGGCGGCCTGGTGACGGCAAGGTATACCTGCCTCCCACTCCTGTGTCTAAAGTTATCAGTACTGACCGTTATGTGCAACGCACCAACTTATTTTATTATGGTGGCAGTTCCCGTCTGCTTACTGTAGGACATCCCTATTGTAGTTTGCAGCTTGATGGGCTGCAGGGCAAGAAAAACACTATCCCCAAGGTGTCTGGCTATCAATATAGGGTGTTTAGGGTACAGCTTCCTGACCCTAATAAATTTGCTTTGCCTGATGGCACCTTGTATAATCCTGATACTGAGCGCATGGTGTGGGCCTGCAGGGGCATTGAGGTTGGTAGGGGGCAGCCATTGGGGGTTGGTACTAGTGGTCACCCGCTGTACAATCGCCTGGATGACACTGAAAACACCACATTACTTGTTGCAGAGTCCTCTGACAGTCGTGACAATGTGTCTGTTGATTATAAGCAGACCCAGCTACTTATTGTAGGTTGCAAACCCCCTATTGGGGAACACTGGACAAAGGGTACTGCTTGTGCTAACCCCGCGCCCCGGCCCACTGACTGTCCTCCATTGGAATTTACAAATACCACCATACAGGATGGCGATATGGTGGAAACAGGCTATGGGGCCATTGATTTTGCTGCATTGCAGGAAAATAAATCTGAAGTGCCATTGGATATTTGCACCACTATATGCAAGTATCCTGATTATTTACAAATGGCTGCTGAACCATATGGAGACTGTATGTTTTTTTGTTTACGCAGGGAACAAATGTTTGCTCGCCACTTTTTCAATCGCCAGGGTGTCATGGGTGAGGCACTGCCTGACTCTTATTATCTTAAGGGTGCGAATGACAAGGCGGCCCCTGGTAGTTATATTTATTCCCCTACGCCTAGTGGCTCTATGGTGTCCTCTGATTCCCAATTATTTAATAAGCCATATTGGCTGCAACGTGCCCAGGGCCACAACAATGGTATTTGTTGGTTTAATGAATTGTTTGTAACCGTTGTGGATACCACCCGCAGTACTAATTTAACCATTTGTACTGCTACATCCCCCCCTGTATCTGAATATAAAGCCACAAGCTTTAGGGAATATTTGCGCCATACAGAGGAGTTTGATTTGCAATTTATTTTTCAGTTATGTAAAATACATTTAACCCCTGAAATTATGGCCTACCTACATAATATGAATAAGGCCTTGTTGGATGACTGGAACTTTGGTGTGGTACCACCACCCTCTACCAGTTTAGAAGACACATATAGGTTTTTGCAGTCCAGAGCTATTACATGTCAGAAGGGTGCTGCTGCCCCGCCGCCCAAGGAGGATCGCTATGCCAAGTTATCCTTTTGGACTGTTGATTTACGAGACAAGTTTTCCACTGATTTGGATCAGTTTCCTTTGGGGCGCAAGTTTTTATTGCAGGCCGGTCCCCGCTCAGTATCTGTGTCACGCAAACGTGCTGCCCCCAGCTCTACCCCTACATCCTCCCCTGCTACAAAACGCAAAAAGCGTAAACAGTAGTGATGTTTGTCTGTATGCTGTTGTTGTGCATGTGTTGTTTTGTATTGTGCTGTACTGGCCTTGTGCATGTGCTGTTTGTATGGTGCCTGGTTTGTATGACTGTATTTGCTATGGTTGTGTATTGTGTGACCCTGTACTGACCCTTGTCCCCTGTGTTGTGTATCTGTGGAATGTGTGTTACACTGTGTGTGCATTAATAAACTGTGTGTCATGTGTGTGTGGTGTCCGGTGCACCCTGTGAGTAAGTGTGTTTATTGTTGCACGCCTTATTTTGTGCAGCTTCCCCATTTCTGTGTTCCTTGTGTTCGGGTAGCCATTTTGTGTTGCCGACCGTTTTCGGTCTCCCGCCTTTTTTGTTGCCGACCGGTTTCGGTCGCCCGCCTTTTTGGTTGTGGCACTATGCCACTGTACACATACCACATCCTGTTTAAACAAACTTTATGTGTTGCACCTGGGTGTGTTTGACAGGTTGCTAACACACACAGTTTGGAACAATGCTCCATCTATCTTTTTTGACATGTTGTGCAATTACTGTGCTTTTAGGCACATATTTTGTGCTGACTACTTTCCCTTAATTGCTGGTTTGGCATTGCTTGTATACTTTTCTAGCCAGGAAACTGTCTTGCAACTTTGGGCATGTTTTACACACATTATGTTACAAAGCCGATCCGGTCGCTCCCTATGTCTCATTCTTTTTATGATAGTTTA